ATACTTGGTGATGGCATTCTTTAAAAACGGCCTTGGAGACATCCGGTAGGTACCGAGTTCTACATACGGTGCATATTCAACATTACTACCAATATACACATCGTGACCGGATACCGCATGTGATATGGAGTTTTTAAGTCGGCCCGTGCGCGTATATGAATCCGATGGCGGCGTATCATACACAAGTTCATTAATTTCGGTCACCGCATTACCCTCGGCCTCTATGCCAAGGGCCTCAAGTACGGCAGGTATCCGGTTCGCCAATTCTGCTTTAACTTCCGCAAGATGGGATTGCACAACCATATCACTCATGTCGCACCTCCTTAATATAAAACGCCATCCTTAACATCCAATACGTAAGGTTTATTTTTCTTTAAGCACTTCTTAATGGTCCGGATAATCTCTTTATCCGGTACATCCATAAAAGCATAAATGGGAAAATTATCATCAAAAGCATCCGCGTATTTCTGCAAATATTCGTCAAGCATTATTTTCCTCCTTTACTCGCTATGTCCTTAAGCATGTCGGTATAAACGCCGTATGATTTAGGTAAATACTTCTTGATGGTCTCTAATGATTGCCCATTGGCCACGGTTGCACTTGTCATTTCTGCAAATGCCTCGGTTGCAAGTTTCTCATCAATGCCAAGGAACTTATTCCAATAAGATTTACCATGTCCGTATCCGCATCTTATCTGTGCGCTTGTGGCACCCTCAAGTATATCGGATATATCGGATATTGCTTTTCCTCCACCTGCTATGCTCCTAATCTCTTTCTCAACGGCCTTATACGCATATGCTTTACTATATTTAGGTTCACCACCTATAAAACTTCCGGTGGCCTTGTAAAAGTCATATGAATAATCGGCCAAGAATCCGTTTTTAGTCATCCATTCGTAATCTCCCGCATGTGCCTTAAATGCCGCCTTTAATTCTGCATCTTTAGCATTAACCAATTCTTTAACTTCATCACGGATGGTGGCAGGATACAAACCATCTTTATACGCGCTTGAATACATCAATTTCATACCGTTGGTATCTGCCAAATCCTTTGTAATAAAGTCAATCGCGTGACCGCTCTCATGGAAAGTAACCTCATACGGATTACGCCACGAGGAACCGGATACCTCTTTCGCCTTGCTAACGTGAATATTATTCATTGAGGCATATGCACGGCCATTGTAATTGGGGTCTTTTGCACCAATTCGTGTTTGATATTGCTCCCATACCAATTTAAGGTCATCGTTATCGCAAGCATCTACCAAGTCAACCAAGGAATCATAATAATCGCCTCCGTAATACTTGGCAAAATCCGTATCATAATCACGGGCAACAAGTACCTTTTCATTTGTATCCGGTGCCGTGGTTTCTGCTTCGGCCTCTTCCTCTAAATCGTTATTCCATCTAAATCCCTTGACCACAGCACGTACAGCACAACGGCAATTGTATACATTCGCGGGGTCCGCACTTGGGTCCGCAGGATACATAATTTGACCGTATTCGTTTTCAAAAGGCTCATCAACGCCCACTTGTACACCATGCAATTCAAGGTGCCATGCGCGAGTATGGTCATCATGAGCCGCTACCCATTCACGCATCATAATCACACCGTCATCTTGGGCCTTTTTAAAACTATCTTGTCGGCCTTTATTCTCTGCCGCCGTTGTTATTGTGCGAGCGTTACGAATAGCCGAAACGCGGTCCATATCCGTAACGTTAAATAGTCTTTCTGCGAGTTTAGGAACCGATTCACCTTGTAATATGCCTTGGAGCATCTGCGAATTAATCATTTTCTTATTCCATCGCATGTCTTTAGGTATATCCAATTTCTTTGTGGGCAATAACAATTTATCGGTTTTGGCCAAATTCTTAACCGCTTGCTCATTCACGAGGGAAAAACTATAACCCTTTATATCTTCGTTTTTAAAGGCGTTATAGTTCATCGTGTAAATACTCGGTACTTGGTCATTGATATATGCGAGGGCCACTTCGTTAGTATGACTAATTTTAGCGGCCGTTTCGTCTGCCATGCCTTTAAAACGCTCATTATTAACCGTGATATTCATGGCCGTGCGTTGATATACATCCTTGGCCTCGTTTATTGCATCCTTATCACCGGATTTAATGGCCTCTTGAAGCGCATCATAAGCATCTTGAAGTTTAGGAGCATGAGAATCCATGAACGCAATCCAATCCTTGGAAATCTCTTTATTTGCATCCTTATAAATCTTATCGACTTTCTTCTCCATCGTTAGGAGTTTCTTGTCCGTCTGTTCCCGTACCTTGTCCGTCATCGTTTACATCCTCATCTTCGTCCGGTGCAAATCTCGTGGCCTCTTCCTCGGTCAATCTGTCAAGAATATCATCAACCTCATCCGATGTGATAAAAGGTAAGTGCTTTAAAATGGTCTCATTATCAAGATATTGAGCCGCGGAAAGTACCATTGTGGTCTCTTCGGTTTGGTTCACGATTGTAGAACGCTTAAATGTGGGTTCATCGTCAATCCCTGCCAATTCAAGAATTCCTTGGACAAACTCAATAACACAATACTCAAAATCATCGGTCTTTTCATTAAGAGGCTCATAAGCCGCACGGATTGCGGTAGCAACCGTGTAACCCTTAGCAATAGCCTCGGTATCGAGTGCCATAGCATCTTTATAAAGGTCCTTTTCAAGCATCTTAAGATATGTTTCACGCGCTGTAACCGGAACATCAATCGTATGTGCTTCGGCCTTGGCACCATCATCTTGAACAACGGCCGCCTTAACAGTTTTCATGTGTTGCAAAAACTGTGCAAGGTCCATGTCGTCCATACCACCTGCGTTGGTAATAGTCCAATATATCATGCTTGCATCATCAACGTCATTTGCGAAGCCTGATTCAATCAAGTCATAGCAGTCAATCTTAGGTTGCCACGCTTTAATCTTACATGTGTGGTCTTGATTTCCCCATAAAGGTACAATGGGAAAGTTTGGATAATTCTCACCATCATAAATCTCGGTACCATCAACCACAGATGTCTTAACCTTAAGTTTATACGGCCTCTTATCCATGAAGATTTGAGGCTCCGCATCTGTCTTACGCTTAATATACTCGGTATATCCATCCATCTCGTATAACGTGAATCTTAATGGCTTGTTGTCTGCAATCTGCCAAAAACGCACACCTGCCTTAAGTGCTCCATCCTCCTCATCATATAAAGGAGCAAACTCAAGCACTTCAAACGCTTCAATGTGGTCAAGATTCCAAAAACCAAAAGAAACCGAATGTGTAAGGGCCTTTTTACCGAGTTTCTGCAATCTCGTATCAAAGGCGTATTTCTTAATACCAAGTTTATCTTTGGTATCATCCTTTTCAAATGTCGCACCGTTGCCAAGAAGATATTGATTCTCTTGAACATTAAAACGGTTGTAATAATTGCTTGGTAACTTGTGATTTGCACTGATGTAATCGCGAATAGCCTTGCCGCTTATGGTATATAGCATCTTTTGATACCGCATGATAGTGGTGTTCTCCTGCTTATCATACTCATCACCAATCTTGGCCCATCTGTATAGGTCACTACTTTTGTGGTCATTAATAACCGCAATCAAGAATTGCTTCAATTCCTTTTCATCATTAAGCACCGCTTGAAGGTCTTGAAATGTTTTCATGCTTATCCTCCTATAAGAACATCAAACCGCTTGTGTCTGTATCTGTATGAGGCTTCTTTCTCATTACATTTTGTGTACCATATCGAATGGAATCAATGTGATGGTTGAATGCATCAATAGGCTCATTGATATATTCACCCGTTTTCTTGTCTTTAATCCATGTATAATTGTCAAATTCCTCGATAGTATTGGTGCATCTCTCATCTATGATTATATCATAACGTTGTAATCGGTCAATGCCGTTCTTAACGCTGTCCGGACCCTTAACGGCGGGTATACATCTGCGAATACCCAAGCGTTTCAATTCAACAATTGATTTAGGTTCCGCCGAATCTGCAACAATCTGCTCTTTTGCAAATCCAAGTGATGTAATTGTTTCGGCAATGACATCGTTGGTCATTCCGGTCTTATCATACTCACCCGTAATATACAATATCTTGTGTTCTTGGTCTACTCTGCCCCAAGTGATTGCGGTAGGGTCATTAACATAACCAAAGTCAAGGCCAATCCAAAACGGTAAATCTTTAACTTCATCGTTGTTGATAAGTCGCACGGTTTTAACCGGAAATACCAACTTATCAAGCGTTGCGAATTCACCAAGTACATAAATCTTGTAATATGCGGGGTTCGTGCGCTCCAATCGCATGAGCGAATCAACATACTCTTTCGGAAGATATGGATTATCCTTGTACGTGGTGTGCACAATAACCGTATCCTCCGGTGTTCCATTAAGGAAAAACCGCTTGTAAACCCAATTGGCCTTTGATACGGGGTTAAACATCAAGTGTATTTGAAGCATTCCGGACGATGCACGTAAACGCAAATTTAATTGGTCAAAATCATCCTCCGTCAATTCGGATGCTTCCTCAATCACTATGTCTGTAATACCTTCGATAGATTTAATCTTTTCGGGGTCATCAAAACCCTTGAAGAGAATAACCGTATCATTAAATAATTCAATCGTGAAATCAGATTTGTTGACCGACTTAACCACTTGCGGCATTTGGTCCAATACGCGGTTAAATAAGGCCCAAATGGAGTCTTTAATTGTTCGGCCTACTTTACGTACCACTAAAACCTTGCGCTTGTATTGCAAGGTTTTAAGAATGACTTTTTGGGTAACAAAATGAGACTTACCGGAACCTGCTCCGCCATAGTAGACATTGAAACGTGTGGTATAATCACGTACATACGGCCAATATACGGGCAATATCCATTTGGATAATCCTTTAATATGCATCTTCTATATCTCCAAAGTCAATGGTGATGTTTGTGTTAGTCTGTTCAACCTTGTCAACGGGTTTTTGGCCGCTTGTATCGCGTAACACCTCAAATGCACGGGCCTTTTTCGCGGTATCTGTTTCTTTAATGGCCTTTTCAAATAGGTCAATAGACAATAATTCCGCTCCGGTGATTTTCTTGCCCGTTTTTTCATCCAAATACTTCTTTTCCATGAGTATTTGTAAGCAATCTTTAAGCATTGCTTTATTCCTACGAGCCTTACCGGAATTAATTCCGCCCTTGCGTGACATTTCTTTCGCTTCGTCCTTGCTTCGTTGTGTCACGGGAATGAGATTATTTGTACCATCATAAGCCATAAAACAACCTCCTTTTCATGTACCTTGAGTATAACACACGTTTATAAATTGGTCAAAGTATCACTAAAGTATCACAAAAGTATCACTAAATCCCTATAAACAAATATTGTGATACACCCCTCAAACACGCATGGTTGACACGTTTGTGGACATCAGTATCACAAAGTATCACAGAATTTGCCCCTATAATTATATTTTTTATACTTTTTATATGTTCACTATCTTATATATTCTATTATATTATTAAAATTTTATTTTTTTATAGAAAAAGAGTGATATTGTGATACTTTAATATAAAGAATCACGGAAAATCAATACTTTGAGGTGTATCACTAAAGTATCACAGAGTATCAGAGAATTGAAAAAAGTATCACTAAATTGAGTAAAAAACGGTCAAAAAACGGCAAAACATAAAAAGAAGTTTATAGCAAATTTACTGATACTTTGTGATATTCTGCACACTAAAGCGTTAAATTTATAAAAATATAAAATTTTATTTATAAAAAGTTATTGACAAATGTATAAACGTGTGTTAATATTAGACCATAAGAAAACAACAGCACCCCGAGGAGGTAATTAAAATGGCAATTAAATTATACGGTTCACTTGATAACAGATTTGAGGAAAACAGAATGTTTTGTGAAAAGATTGAAGTAGGTACCGGAGTAACGGAATATAGTTGGAGTGATAGACACCCTTACGAAGTAACAGAAGTGACAGACCAAAAGCATATCAAGATTAGAGCAATGGACCACAAGCATGTTGGTGATGGCTCCATGGATAATCATTGGGAACTTACTTCTAATACAGAAGCACCGGAAATTGAACTTAATAAAAGAGGTAATTATTGGTACGCTGTATCAACAATTACACCGGATGAAGCAAAAGAAATTATGGATAGTAATGATATCGACATGAAACTTTGGGCATGTCACCACGGTTTCAATCTTCCGGAAATCATCGAATCCGGTAAGATAAAGAAGTCTTACGATAGAATGAATGTATCATTTGGCAAGGCTGAATATTATTACGATTACGAATTTTAAAATAACAAACGAGGGCCTTGCGGCCCTCAAAGGAGGCATAAGATGAGAAACACCATAAGAATTTGTAGTTATAGGAAACATGTTATTTATTACGATATTTTTACACGAACATATTTAGTGGCAATTAAGCGCAATGGCACAGATACACGTTTTACCACAATAGACGATGCGTATAACGCCATTGATGCGATAGAGGACCGTAAGGAGGCATAAGATGACATATCATATCGATTATAGACTATATCAGTTTGGAAAGATTAAAAGCGTTGATGTGGTGGCCAAGAGTAAGAAAGAGGCATACCGTAAAGCGGTATTTGATAAGATACCGGAAATCGAGAACGAGAATCCATATAGCGCATGGGTAGATTCGGTGACATATCAGAATGGTAATTTTAGACAGTTTAATCATTTTGAAGGTTATCCGTATTAAAAAGAAAAAAGCGGTGTGGGCCTAATCACACCGCTCTTCACTTGATAGAAAAGCCAAAACCCATCCACCAAGATTCGTAGTAACATTAATATAACATATAAGTAATAAAATCACAACACTAAAAATATTTTAAAAATTATTGAAAATTATTTGATAGTGTGATAACATAGTGACCATAAGGAGGTACAAAACCATGATGAGTGAAAAAAGTCGAATTATTCAAGCAATGATTTATCACGATGTATCTTACGCAGGTCTTGCAGATGAGTTAGGTATTTGTGAGATGTCCGTAAGAAACAAGGTGAACGGTAAGACACCGTGGAGTAAACTCGAAAAAGAAAAGATTGAGTCCATTCTTAATATTAAGTTGGAGGCGTAAGGAAAATGTACAACCTCAAAACACAAAAGTTAGTATTTGCAGGGTACCGCAAAGGCAAAGAGGGAAAGAAACCTCTTGATAATAAGTTATATGAATATAAGGATGTTAAAGACCTTGCATGTTACGGAGGCCAATGCAAAGAGGGTATAGTTGATGTCTCATTTGATGATGTGAAACTCTTTGATGCAATCCTTGATATTTGCATGGACCTTGACA